ACCCCTCTTTAACTAAATCACCATGTATGCTAAAAGCTGCATTGGTCATTACTTCATCATTACCAAACCATGTGTTTTGTGCTGCCCACTCTTTAGCCTTTTCACTTGCCTCAGGTTGTGGTTCTTTTGTTTGCTCTGACACTTCTGGTTCAGATTTTTCAGTTTGAGCTTTATCGGTTTCTAGCTGTGATAAACGCATTTTAGCTTTTTCTTTTTCAACAGCTAATTTAGTCAATTCATCGTTTGCCTCAACTATTTTTGCTGAATCATTCTCTTCAATCGCATCTTGCAATTTAATTTTTACTTGCTCTCTTTGAGCATCAACTCTTGCATCAAATTCTTTAATGTAGTTTTCATCAGACGACAACGACAATGTTTTTTGACTATCGTATTTTTCTTTAAGAGCCTTTGCATAATCCAAAGCCGCTTTTTCACGACGTTCTGCTTCTCGCATTTTACGAGTAAGTTTATCTATTCTTTTCTGTGTTTTTTCTGAAACATCTTGCAAATTATCGTTAGATTTTTGCTCAGTTGTTTTGGGTTCAGTTTCTTCTACAGACTCTGCTGGTTTTTCCATGGGGTCAGTGTATCCTAAATCAACCTCACCAACTGCATCCTTAACTGGTTCTTCGACTGGCTCTTGTTTCGTTTCAATTTCAACATTTTCTTGTTGAACATCATCCAAATCTAATTCTACTTCCTGTTGTATATCAGACATATTTTACTCCTAAAATAGTGCGAGGATGTCCTCGGGTTTTTCAATCGTGCCAATAATTTCATCATCATTAATAATTCTGTGTTCACCAAACTTAGTCTTAAACCTAGCTCCCGCATATCTACCAATAACAACAAACTCTCCCTCTTTACACCAAGGCTTTGAGAATTTATTTTTGTCTTGATAACACATATCGCCCATTTTAACGACATAACCTACTACTGAGGTCATCTCAGATGTTTCTAAGGTTTGTTCTGATAAAGCAATACCACCGTCAGTCATTTCTGACATTTTCCACATTTTAATTAAAATACGATAACCAACGGGTTCTGGAAGTTTGTGTATTTCGTCAAGATAGTTTTTTGTAAGTTTAGATTTTTCTTTTTTTGGTGCATCACCTTGATCTGCAAGGTAATCTGGTTTGATAAGTTCTGACAAGTTTTACTCCTCTATTTTTTGCAGGTCTTTTAAATCCTGAAGCAACAGCTCCATGCCGTTGAGTTTTCCTTTAGCAAATGCTAAATTTTCTAAATCTTTGACATTATATACTATATGTTCTTTGGTGTTGTCAATCTCTTTTTGAATTAATTGTTTAATAGCTTGTATCGTATCAATGTCATACATTATTTTAATCCAGTAAATTTTTTACCTTTAACTTGAATATCTTTAACACCTTGAATGTCGGATTTTGCACCCATTTCACGGTAAGGGCAACCGCCTTTACTAAATTTATAATTTAAACCAACTTTAAATTTAGTGTCCTTATTACCAAATAATTCTTTTTCAACTCCGCCTGAAACAGTCGTATTACCAAATTTGCGTTTACCTTTCAAATAAAGTGAATCTATATTTTTTTGTAACTTTTGACCTTTACTTTTGGTTAAAGATCCCTTTAAACCACCTGTAAGGTCATAGTTTTTACTTTTTTTTGTATATGATGCATCTGCCATCAAAGCTTGAAAATCGTCGTTGCCAAACCCAAAAATATCTATATCGGCACCATCTTTAAAACCTTGTGGATTAGGTCCTCGTTTAGGTGGCACTGTTTTGGTAAGTCCACCCCCTCTTTTACTTTTCATATTTCTAGCCACTCCTATTTCTCTTGATAATTGTCTTGATATAGCATCTGCGTCCTTTTGACTACCAGCAACCCTATAATTACCTGTTTTCAATGCCTCTTTCATAGGATTTTTTATTTGCATAAGTCTAGTGCCTCTTTTTGTTTTTTTCATTTTAAGTGTTGGAACCACATAATGTTTGCCATCCGTTTCATAACTTCTAGTAAGTACAGTGTGTTTACCTCTGTAGGTTGGGGTGGTTTTATCCATGGCTCTTTTTTCAAATTTTTTTAAATCTCTTTGTGCCATCACTTACCTCCAGTAACTTTTTTAGAAGCGATGTCTAATTTGGCATCGGCCACTCGAATACGTTCATCGGCTTGTCTATTTGCATCGTTACGTTCCATTTGCTCTAAGTTCATGCGTTCATAAAACTCAGTGGTTTTACGTTGCTCCTCTTGATTGAACTCTTCGCCTCGACGTTGCATATCCATGGCTCGTAAATCAAGTTCTTGTTGTTTCAATGCCACCAGTGGGTCAGGTTGAATCATGCCGGTTTCAGCTGTCACCAACTCTTCGGTCAACTCTTGAACACGGTCTGCCACCATAGACTCTAAAATTATCTGGAACTGTTCTGGTCGCTCTTGTTGTAAGGCCATCACGTTGTCTGGGTTTTTTGTGTTAATCATCTCTAAGACTTGAGCTCTAGCTTTTAAACTTACATGCTCACTGACATGAGCTTGTAGTAAAGCATACACCATAGGATTTATTTGTACCATACGAGAACGCATAAATGCCACATGCGATAAGATGTGAGCATCATGATTCTGCGTAGCAAAAGCAGTAGGCACTTTCATCTGTAGTGCTTCCATATTTTCTATCGCTGGATCTTTTGGTGTCTTCTCTGGTTTTGGTTTTAGTATGGCATCTATGTTTTTTGTGCCCAATGCCTCATACACACGACGATATGCCTCATGGACATTGTGCATTTGTGGGTTACTTTGGGCAATTTGCAACTGCGTTTGAGCCAAAGTTACTCTTTGTGCCATTGAAAATATATTTGGGTCTGCCACAGGTATCACATCTACCTCTGGAGAAAAGTCCATTACTTTTATCAAACGATTACCACCATACACGGCATACGGATACACAGGCGGTAAATAAGTGCCAAAAACATTGGCCAATAACCTAAATTCTTGACGCATACTGTAATAAAGTCGTTTATGTATCGCACTCATGACCCGTGAGCCACGTTCCATGAGGGCAACTGTGGTGCCCACGTTACGATTTTGCGTGTCATTGCCCACTTGCATGTCGGCTATTGCCGCAAAACGCTGTCCAGCTTGTACCACAAACCCTAAAAGCTGAAATAATGTGCCAGATGGCTCTTTAAACGGTAAAATCTGGAATTGATCCTTAATATTTCCTCCAGGAGCATCTACATCACGAAACTCACCCGGTTGAAACGGTTGATCGTCGTCTCTGATACGCATACCACGGCTCTTGAACCCTGCTGGTAGGTTAGAAAGCGTTCCTGCATCCAATAATTGACGCAAAGCAGCCGTTGCTGTCTTACTCAACCCACCAATCATGTGAATTAGACCAAAACCATAGAAACCAAGCCCTGGTAAAAACTTGTAATGCACAAAATACTGTCTTTTACGTTGTTTTTCGTCTTTCATATCGTAATTTCTGTACACTGACAGCACTTCCATCGAGCCTTCATCCACAGTAACCACGAAAGGCACCTTGACATTCTTCTCATCGTTGTCCATTTCGTATTCATCTAGGTCTAAATCGACGTGCATTTCCAAAATATTAAATTGATAGTCGCCATCATCAGATCTTTGTAGTCCCTCTAATGAGTCATACTTCTCTTGCACCTCATCGTCATCCATACGAGACGGTAAAATATCAACATCACGATAAAAACCTGCCTTTTGTTTTTTCAAAATGTCGTTTTCTGACATTTTTAACACATGAGTGATGCGTTCGCAGTCGGCTAAGTCGGTCGCATAGTATGGAACCACCAAATCTTCAGCAGGTACAAACTTACTTACAGCTCTTTCAATCATTTCATCGTAATAAACTTTCTTAAAAGCACTACCAGCTAATGGCAAATAGAATAACAGCTGGTCAAACTCTGGAGTATACTCTTCCATTTTCTCCATAATCATGTAATTCATAAATTCTTTGACTCGTTCTGCTTGTTTCTCCTTGTTCTCATCAATTGCACCGACTACTTGGGTACGCACAGGTCCATCACTGGGTAGTAATTCTTTATAAGCCTGGCTTTGAAACTGAGTTACCGCTTCTGCTAATAAGGGATGCGTGACACTACTGGCACCTTGAAACGGTCTGCTTTCGTCACTGTATTTAAAACCTAATAGATCAAGTCCTGAAATGTATGCTTTTTCCCAATCACCTCGAGACTGTTTGTCTTTTTTGTAATCGGCTATTAGTTCCATGGCGAGTCTTTGTAAAACTCGTTCGTCCATGGTTTCTGCTAAATTTTGATAAAAGTCAATGGCCGCACTTTGCTCCTCGGTCATCTCTGGTCCTTGTTCCATGGGCATAGCATCAGGGTCGGCTTCTACCTCAACCTCTGGAGCTTCAATGTTTTGCATGTTGTCAGGGGTTACTTCTTGTTCTTCTGGAATTAAATTTTTATCTTCTGCCATGGTTTACATACCCTAATAATAATTATATTCTTTGTGAACTGGTTCTTCATTGTCCACATAATCTGAGTATAGCTCAACAAAGTTCCCTTGTCTGTACCTTAGTATTGCTTGTGTGGTTGAATCTACATAATCGTCATACGCTCCGTTTGGAAAAGCCGCACATTCATCAATCACATCTTCGGCAAATTTTTCACCTGCTGGATACCATACCGCACCACTTTCAAAAACGGGTGCACAACTGTTTACTCTGGTGTGTTTGTCATTACCTCTGGTTGGCGTAAATGGCACCACGGGTATACCCATTCTTCTAAATTCTTGGGTGAGTGGTTCACCACTGGCTTTTTGCTCAATGATAATGGTTTCTGGTTCCCAGTATTTATTGGCTTCTAAGGCCACAGCTTTAAGTTCTGGAAAGTCAAACTTACCCTTAATCGCATCCAGTAAAATTATATTTGGTGCTCCACCTTCTTCTGGAAAAAATACTCCCCAAGTGGTGATGGCACTGTAGTCTGCCGTTTCTTTTTTGGAAAACGCTGTGTCGTAACTTTGAATGACGTGCATCAAGTTTGGAATACCACCGCCCTCCCAAGGTTGCCACCAATCTCGTTTTAAAATAGCTCCTTCTTCCGAAGTGGGGTTTTGCATGTATTGTGCTGACCAGTTTCGTATTGGAATACTGGCTTTAATTTTTTCAAGTTCATCCAGTTCCCAATACTCAGGCCACACTGGGTTCCCTGAGTCGAGAATCGCTGGAAAAGATACTTGTTTCCATGTATCTGCTTTGGGTTCAGTTTGAGCCTTCAAAAGTCTGCCTGTTAAATCGTCCTCGGCCCATCGGGTCATGACCACCAGAATTGAGCCTCCAGGTTGCAAACGCTGTCTAGGTCCAGAAGTGTACCACTCATAAGCACGTTCCATGGCACTGTCGGACATTGAATCTTGTTCCGTATGCGGGTCATCAATAATCAGTAAGTCCGCACCACGACCCGTGATCGATGCTCCAACACCCGCCGCATAATATTCACCACCTTGATTAGTTTCCCACCTACCTTTGGCTTTGGAGTCCTCACGCAGTTTCACGTCACCAAAAATTTGTTTATACTCTGGTGAGTCAATGATGTTACGAACCTTAGCTCCGAACCTTGCTGCCAGTTCGGTATTGTGAGACACTTGCATAATTTTTAATTTTGGATACTTGCCAATAATCCATGCGGGGTAGTAAACGGAAGCAAACTCTGATTTGGTATGTCTAGGGGGCATATTGATAATGAGCCTCCCTTTTCTTTGGTCAGCGATATCGGTAAATTCTTTAGCAATAATTTGGTGATGTCCCCAGTCCTTTACATTTTTGGCTTTTCTACAAACAAAATCGGGCCAGACTTCTTGCACAAAATATAAAAAATGATCTTGACAAAGTTTAATATGTTGAATCCAAAGCTTTTCAACTTCGAGCCTCATCTGTTCTGTAGTCATCAGTTCTGTCTTCATGAGCCTCCATTATAGTGATTACTAGAATTTTTTCCACCATACTGCGTGTGAGCAACTTGGTTTATATGTGTGTATATAAAGTTCTAAGTTTTTCGCACCTTATGAAATATTTTTTATTTAAAAAGTATTTAGGATTGTATATTGAACCTTTTAATACTTGGAGCATTTTGCGTTCTACGAAAATTTCTCCAAGCAAAATGCAAACAAAAAAAACGCCCCATTGATGGGGCGTAAAGTCTTAGCAAAGATAATTATTTAACTATACATTAAATTGACTAGTATAGTTGATTATAATTGGAAGTGCTAAATCATTATCGGAATAATATTTCTTGATAGCTTTATCATCTAACTGCTGTTTTTTGTATGCGGTGATAGAAAATCTGTCAGTTATTGAAATACGCTTATCTTCTATATTATCTGCCTCACATAGTTTTATTAAATTACTTTGATAAGCTGAACTGTTTTCTAGCTGAGTTCTAAGTTCTTTTTTTGCATCATTAAATTTTTTTGTATCAGCTTTATAATTTTTTAGATATACAGTATCTTCAGCAATTCTCATTTGAAGTCTTGCATCTTCTATCTGAGCTATCAATTTTTTAAGAGTTTCATTTTCTCTTATTAGTTCTTGCATTGTTGTAATCATTTTAGTCTCCTATATTGTTTAAATTACCTAGTAATTTTAATTCATATTTGCTGACATTGCAAATCTTTTTTGTTGCATTTGTTAGCAAATAAGCATAGAATATAAGTACTTTAAATTAAATAGGAGTATAAAAATGTCAAATGATACATATGATAAGCTAGAAAGTATTGTTGAGGAAATGGAGCATGAGCAAGGTAGATTGTATGATCTAGCCCAAGAGATAAAGGCCGAAGATGATAGATACGAAAAAATCATGGTTAGCTTAAGGGCAATTCTAAATAACATGGATGATGATAATTAATTAAACGCTCCAAGCAAATTGAGCTCCCTTCTTGGGAGCTTTTTTTTATTTTACAGAACGCAAAATCAGGTTTGCATATGTAAGCAAATAAGCTTATAATATCTTTGATATTAACAACAACGGAGATCAAAATGTTAAAATTTGAAAGTAGACATAAAGATGATTTATATGATTTAGCCGACCCAAAACATAATGACGCAGAGAGAGTGATTATCTCAAAATTTGAGGGATTAACTAAGGGGTGTGTTTTGGCATATGTTCCAGGTAATGATACTTTTGTAGTATGGTCTATTTATAGACACAATGGCTTTAAACATACGACTTCAGGTTCATATGCTCCGACAGATGGTAGTCAATCATTATTAGCTATGTTAGTCGACCCCAATGACCATAATGAAAAAGCATTACATCGAGCTTATAATTTTTTTAATGACCGCATAGCTTCTTGTAGTTAATTTTACAGAACGCAAAAATTGCTCCCTTCTTGGGAGCTTTTTTTTATTTAAAACGCTCCAAGCAAATTCGTTGATAATTAAGATAGATATTAATATAAATGTATATAAATCCATTCACATAAAGCCGTTTTTTCAATATGGTTATGGTTATGGTTATGGTTATGGTTATGGTTATGCAAATAAAAAAGCCCTCGTTAGAGGGCTTAATATGGTTATGGTTATGGTTATGGTTATGGTTATGCGATTTTTTGATTTTCTTTTTTCATCTGTTTATTAATTAAATACTCAGATGCTTTTACAGCTTTGCTCATTGCTTTAATAATAAAAGTATTATCATTTTTTAAAGCTTTAAGCCAACTAGATAAATATTTTAAATGGTCTTCTCTAATTGCTGTATCGTAATAACCTAAATGTTGCATTGTAAACACACTTGATAATTCAGCGATTAATTCTTCATAGGCATAATCACTAGAACCAAAATCGCCTTTCATATTTCTGTTTAATCTATCTTTATGACCAGTAGCATGTGCATATTCATGAAATAATGTTGAATAATATTCAACACTTCCTTTGAATTGCTCAAATTTTGGCATTGTTACAGAATTTATCAATGGGCTATAATAGGCACTGTTAGAAAATTTATGTATTGTATTAATATCACAATTAGCAATAAATTTTTCTATTTCTTCATTAGTGCTTTCAGGATTTTTAAAATTTTCAAAGGGTGGAATTTCACCTTCTACTTGTTGAGCATTAAAAACATAAGCAACATTAGAATATAAAATTGTTTTTTCTTTTTTAGTTTCTTCATCCATTTTTTTGTTAACGCTGTAAACTTGTATTTTATGACCTTTTTCCCCTTTTTTAATTTTACAATCAATAGATTGCCATCCTTTAAAAGTTGAATATTGCGGTGTTTCATAATCTAGCATTGATAAAGTGAATTGGTTAAAACCTTTATAAATTGTATTGGTAACGACATTGTAACAACCCTTGTGTTCTATCCAACCCTTAGACCATGCATTATTATCCATAGAACCACTCTCTAAAATTGCAATAATTTTGTCAGTAGTTTTTTGTGCTAACTCATTTAAATTTTCTTTTCTTTTAGTCATTTTTTTTTCCTTTGGTTATTGTGTACATCTAAGAGTATACAGCATATTTGCTAACATACAAGCTTTATTTTTTATATAAGCATTTTCTAATACAGCCAGGTGCCACCAGGGCAAGACCAGGTAGAACCAGGTAGAGCTAGATAGAAAGATGAATTATGAACATTGTATATATGATTATGGTTGCCTGATATGGTTATGGTTGCCTGATATGGTTATGGTTGCCTGATATGGTTATGGTTGACATATTTGCTGACAGATGGTATATTTTAATTTCTTTAACAACAAAGGAGATCACAAAATGGGAAATAGAGCAGTAATAGCAATAAAAAACGAGTATATAGAAAAAGAGAATACCCCGTGCATTTATTTACATTGGAATGGTGGGCGAGATAGTGTGCAGAGTTTTTTAGATGTGCATAATGAATTAGGGATGCGAGGGGCAGAAGACGCATGTTATGCACTAGCACGACTAACGCAAATAATCTGTAATGCTTTAGGGGGTGAGCTATCTTGTGGCATAAATATTTATAGCCGAGCACATACTAATAATTTTGATAATGGCGTTTATTGGCTAGACAATGTAGACGGAAAACTAAGCATTGTTGAAAGGGAATTTGCCCCAGAAGTAGAGCAAACTTATTGGCGAGATGAAGAACAAGGAGGTTCAGATGCTATGAAAAATAGTATTATTAAATGTATGCCAGAAAGTTATCAAAAGGAAGAAGTAAAAAATGCTTAATCAGATAATATTATTTATTAAGTTGTTTTTATTAATATCAACCCCAATAGTCCTTTGGCTATTGGGGGTTTTAATTTTAACTAACCAATAGGGGGAATAATGAGTAGAGAAGAAATGATAGATGATTTAGTGCGAATTAGACTTTATGCTATGGAAGATGATAGTAGAGAACAGTTATTGGAATGGATTGAAAATTCTATGTATGCAGAGTATGAAGATGTTGACGAAAAAAATCTAAATTTACAGTTAACTTGGCATAGTGAGGGAATATTTAGTGAGGAAATATGATTAGTTTACATATTTGCTGACATATGGTATATTTTAGGTTCTTTAAACGATAACTAAGGAGTACAAAATGAAATTTGAAGAAATAATAATTAAATACGAGCCAAATGGATGTGAATATACAATGAGAGATAATTGTCTGTTTTATAGACCTAGTTACGCAGATGGTAGACCTAGTGATGATGAATGGTGTGAGGTAGATTTAGACCATTGTATCGCTGAAGGTATCAATCATTACGAAGTTTATAAATGTTTTGGCAAAGAAAAATGGTATGTAGATTACCTTTTTGATTATACCCAAACAGAACTTCTATTGAGGGGGTAAAAAATGGATTATAAAAATAGATACGCACATTGGTGGGAAAAAGCCGAAAAAGATTTTGTCGGTAAGAAAATTATAAAAGTGTCATATATGTCCAGTAAAGATTGTGAAGAAATGGGGTGGGATAGTTCCCCTATTTGTTTATTACTTGATGATGGCACATGGATATATCCGTCAAGAGATGATGAAGGAAATGATGGTGGGGCATTGTTCGCAAGTAACGACGACAAAGATTGCCCAGTTTTATCGGTAGGTTGGGAAAATGAATTCGAAAAAATAGAGGAGGCAAAATGACACAAGCAGAACTTGAAAAAAGATTTGGTGAGATTTGTAACAAAGAGCATTGGAAAGGTGAAATACATTGCGTTATAGATGCTGACAAGTTTAATGAATATAGAGAAGCATGTATTCATTTTACGGGTGGTGATTTACAAATAGAGCGTAATTTTAAATTAAAAGATGGTACTGAAAAATTCGAAGTTTTTTCAGGTGGCTACTGGTACCACGTTGGGAGTTAATGATGGATAAACAAAAAGTTTTATTAGAGTTATTTGCAGAGATAGTTGTGTACCTAGACCTTGAACCGATGATTGAGCATTGGATAGAAGAAGAAGGGGTAGATTTAACGATTGATGAGTTCAAACAATTTATAAAAAATAAGGGGGTGTAAAATGATGATGGTATTTATTGTTGGTTTTGCAAGTGGCATGATGTTCACGGCACTAGGATTATTAATTTTTATGCATCACCAGGAAATGAAAAAGTTTAGATAAAATATGGTTATGGTTATGATTGAGACATGGTCATAAGGATCTCGGTTATGGTTGCGATATGGTTATGGTTATGGTCATATGGATATGATTTAACCAGGACCATGGCCCTCGGCTCACGGATCACTAGAATTTCGTAGCAAGACTCCTTGTCATTGGCATTAAGAATGTATGATTTTCCACCAGCACGATTGTGGTCAATATGCCAATTCCACTGCCATTTAGAAAGTCCTCTATTTTCAACATGTGTGGCCTTTAATTCAATCCAAAAAGATTGACTTTTAATGCAACCGTAAACGTCCGGTATTCCATTGATAGTATGGCTTTCTAGGCGAAAAAAATGCCAATTTTTGTGTGTTTTTTGGCTTTGTTTAATAAAAGTCCACAATTTTGACTCATTCATTGACATATTTGGTGAAAAATACCATATTAAAGGTATAATTTACATCAAAATTTAGTGTTTTTATGAATATTTACTTTAACGACAACAATAAAATTGAAATTGATATATTTGACATTGAAACTTTAGAAGATAGCGATAAATTTTTGTATTTTTATATTGCTTTACCAAAACAAGTAAAGAAAAAATTTGAAAATTGTTACTATCAAGCATTTTGTAAAAAACTTTTACAGAAATCTCAACCAAAGATAATTCACACAGATGTCAACAATGTTACTCACATTGAGGTTCACCCTGAAGATATTTTAAAAAATATTAGAATAATTAAACAATGCATAGAAAATGAGAAAAATTAGTTTATTCAACTACCTCACCTTGCACAATAATGGTATTTGCACCTATTTTGTTTTCTAATTCTTGTAATCTCTGCTCAAGTTGTTCTCTTGACATTCCCTCTAAGGTTGAGTGTTGAATTTCTTTTTTATCCACAAAAAGTCCAGCTAATTGACCAGAACGATATTCTGCATTAATAGACGCAGTAAACTGCCCTTTATTTTCTGCCCCATCTCTTAATCTTTCAAATGTTTTATATCGCCTTAGTTTGTCTTTTTCATATTTTTCCTGTTCTTTTGCCAACATGTTCTCTAAGGCCAAAGTAATATGTGGATTTGCCGAAGGATCTAACATTTTAGAAGCAATAGTGGCAGCAGATCTGTAAGTTTTG